TATGCGCCCGCGCCTTCACGTAGGCGAAGCGCCTTTTCTCTAATATCTTTAAGAGTCTTCGCCATTTGTCGCCTCCGATGATTGTGCATCAGGAGCAACATCACCGAACATTTGCGAAGCGACGCTAACCTTTTCAACATCCATTCGATTAACCAGTTTATCCATCAAGATGCTTTTGATGGTTTGAGAAAATTCTACTGGATTACCAACACGAAGGCTATCTACTGCGTCACGTATAGAATCAAGAGACATTACAATATGCTCCTATTGTTAAACTTGTGGTATATTTATAATATCATTTACCAAACATTTGTCGCCATGTAGCTATCTCAGATTCCATAAATCTTTCGGTATTACTAAGATTATTTTGTGTAATCCAAGACTCTTCAACCCCTGTACCAAGTATTCTGGCTCTAGTATCGGGATGATTTAATGCTCTGTTGATCATGACATTAAGTTGTTCTCGTATAGGTCTAGGTGTATTTGATCTAACAAATATTCCCTGCCAAACATAAAAATCATGGTTTATACCCAATTCTCTAAAGGTGGGTATATCAGGATGATTAGAAACACGACGATCAGAAGTAACAGCTAACATTCTGCCACCTCTACCATGTAATTGAGAACCAACAGGTACAGTATCAAACATTATAGTCAATCTACCAGCTAAGAAATCGGCGACTGCTGGACCAGATCCTCTATATGGCACATTAACCATTGATCCACCTATTGATGATGCGAAAAGGTGCGAGGCCATTGCTCCAGTTCCACCACCACCTGTGCTATAATAAGTGTAGAAATCAGGTCGCGATCTAATTGCGGATACTAAAGAATTAAAATCTTGTATCTCTGTATTTACAGTAGGAATCATAAGTGTCATAGGAGTCTTGATAGCTACAGCAACTACAGAAAATTCTTCTCTAGGATCAAAAGGCATATCAGGAACATAATGTCTACTTGTAGTAAATCCATTTGCTACATTGATTAATGTATGACCATCACCTGGCTGATCCATAACAAATCTACCACCAACAGTAATATATCCACCCGATCTATTCTCTACATTAATTTGCCTATTTGATGTAGATGTAATACCATCCGCAAGAATCCTAACAAATACATCAGACTGACCACCAGGCGCAAAAGGCACAACAAATCTAATAGGCCTATTAGGTTCTAAAGATTGGGCATTAGAAACCCCAGTAATCAAAGTTGCTGCTGTTATAACAGCAGCAAATAACAAACGAATCATAAAATTCCTCCTATATTAAAATTATGGATATAGCTGCGTTCCCGCAGAATCATACACATACAATGGTGCTGCTGTTGTAGCACCATCAGGGAAACGGAATCCACCTGTTGATGATCTAATTATACCCGCAACGTCGAATGTTGTATTTGGAGTCACGGTATTTACACCAACTCGACTTGCATTTTTCTGAATGAATAGCTTGCCGCTGCTGAAGTTTAGCACTGCCGGTGTGATTGCTATTGTATTACCAGTTAAGGTTAGTGTGCTTGCGGCAGAAGAACCTAGAACTGTATTACCAGAGACCGTAAGATTTGCATTGGCCGATAAAGCACCATTGACAATTGTTCTGTCTGTTACTACAGCAGGATCACCAAATATTGAATTACCAGCAACATATAAATTAGTGCTGATTGTTTGACGACCAGTATGCGAAATCAAACCTGTGGTTGTGATTGTTTTAGCAGCAGCACCAAGTGTGGTATTGCCAGATACCGTCAGATTATTATCAATAGTCTGACGACCAGTGACTGTTAGCAGACCAGTAATACCAGTGGTTTTTGCGGCCGCACCAAGAGTCGTATTACCAGTGACAGTTAAGTTACCGTTAGCATTTAAGATACCGTTAATTACGGTTCTTTTTGTCGCGGCACCAAATATATTGTTACCTGTAGAAGTCAGAAGTGTTGTAACTGTGGCCTTATTGGTTGATGTATTACCGGTGACATCAAGATTGGTGCTAATTGTTTGACGACCAGTATGAGATATCAACCCTGTGGTCGTGATTGTTTTAGCAGCAGCACCAAGTGTGGTGTTACCAGAGACAGTTAAATTATTAGTTATTGTCTGACGGCCAGTAACTGTTACCAGACCAGTAATACCAGTTGTTTTTGCGGATGCACCAAGTGTGGTATTACCCGCAACACTCAAATTACCGTTAGCTGTTAATGCACCATTCACTATAGTGCGATTTGTTTCTACTGTAGCATCACCAAAAACTGTGTTACCAGATACTTCAAGATTTTGGCTTATTGTTTGGCGTCCAGATAAAGCCAAACGCCCTGTATGAGATAACGTACCTGATGTTGTTGGACTAATTTTTGTAGCATACAAGGTAGCAGCATTAGCAATTTGTAATCTATCCGCAATCAATGTACGAAGTGCAGTATTGGTTGAAGTCAGACCAGTTTTAACATTGCTAATAGCAAGATTGGTATTAGCTAAGGCCGCACGTTCTATTGCTTTTGTCTGATATGTGGCCGCAGCATTAGCTACCTGCAAGCGGTCGCTAATAAGCGTGCGAAGTGCAGTATTAGTTGATGTCAGATTATTCTTGACATTTGTGATAGAAAGATTTGTATTAGCAAGCGCAGAATTAAATGTGCTTAATGATACACCAGCAGATTCATTAGCCCAATATACTGAGGTACCATTTGTTCTTAGAACTTGATTTGTTGATCCAAGTCCACCATTAGCAATTAATCCAGCAAGTTGAGTATTACCAGATACTACAAGATTGGTGCTAATTGTTTGACGACCAGTATGAGCTAGCAGACCTGATGTTGTCGGATTGCTTTTTGTAGCATACAAGGTAGCAGCATTAGCTACTTGCAATCTATCAGCAATAAGCGTGCGCGTAGCAGTATTTTGTGCATAACGGCTTTCAATATCAACACCACCAACTCTAACCTTTGTGGCCTTAAGCTGTGATACGTTTAGATTTGCAGTTTCAAATGATGCATGATTGACATTAATACTACCTGCGCTAGGCTCTAGAGTATAATTACCAAACACATAGAAATCTTTGGTACCAGCATCACGGAAAAAACCAATGTGATTATTGGTGACACCATCTTTTCTATAATGACCGTAGAAACCAATATCGCTGACATCAGCTGTATTATTATTTGCAAGAGCGATCAAATTATCTGATGTGTTGATAGTCGTCTGATTAACAAACGTAGTATTACCAGTAACTATCAATCTACCATTGATATTGACGTTAGCACTAAATGTTACAGTGCTTGCAACAGTTTGATTACCGCCTGCAGTCTTGCGAAGATATAGTGTAGCGGCATTTGAAACTTGCAGACGATCATTGATTAGCGTACGAAGCGCAGTATTTGTGCCAGTCAGATTTGTATTCAGACGACCAATAGCAAGATTGGTGTTAGCAAGTGCCGCACGTTCAATGGCTTTAGTTTGAAAAGTTGCAGTAGCATTAGATACTTGTAGCCGATCACTAATAAGCGTACGAAGTGCAGTATTGGTTGATGTTAGACCAGTCTTGACATTTGTAATAGCAAGATTTGTATTAGCAAGCGCAACGTCCGTTGCATTACTTAATTGATTCCATATACCACCATGAGCAAAATACATCTTTCCATCTGAGTGACTATGTGCAATTGCACCATGATAAGTAGATGCACTAGGGAATGCAGCTTGATTATCAAAATAAAATGGTATAATACTACCTGCTTGTGGTGCTACTATTGCACCTGCATCACTCACTGTCACTAGTGAATTTTGAATTAGTTTACCAGTGGTCAAATCAAATCTTGCGATTGCATTATCTGTTGAAGATGCTGGGCCTGCAATAAAACTTGCGGCATTAGCTACTTGTAATCTATCTGCAATTAATGTACGAAGCGCGGTATTGGTTGATGTCAGACCAGTCTTGACATTGCTTATTGAAAGATTGGTGTTAGCTAAAGCTGCGCGCTCAATTGTCTTTGTTTGATAAATTGAGGCAGCATTAGATACTTGTAGCCGATCACTAATAAGCGTACGAAGCGCGGTATTGGTTGATGTCAGACCAGTCTTGACATTGCTTATTGAAAGATTGGTGTTAGCTAATTGAGATTTGATGAATGCATTTGTATTAGCTAAAGCCGCGCGTTCAGTTGATTTTGTTTGATAGATTGCGGCTGCATTAGCAACTTGCAAGCGATCATTGATAAGTGTGCGAAGTGCAGTATTGGTTGATGTCAGACCGGTCTTGACATTTGCAATGGATACATTTGTATTGGCAAGAGCAGAATTAAATGTAGCTTCTGATATTCCTCCGCTACCACCAGTAGAAGTAATTGTAATACTATCTGTTGACGGATTAGCTGCAAGAGTAATACCAGAACCGGCAACAAATGTTAGAGTATCACCTTTACTATCAGCAAAAATGCTATTTGCACCAACCGTTATTCTTGAGAATGTATTTGTAGAATATCTAGCCTCAGCATTGGCAACTTGAATCCGATCCGCAATCAATAAACGAAGTGCTGTATTGGTTGATGTTAAATTGGTTTTAGCATTTGCAATAGATACATTTGTATTGGCCAATGCAGCACGTTCTGTAGCTTTTGTTTGAAATGTTGCGCTTGCATTAGCAACTTGTAATCTATCAGAAATTAAAGTACGAAGCGCGGTATTGGTTGATGTCAGACCGGTCTTAACATTTGCAATGGATGCATTTGTATTGGCCAAAGCAGCACGTTCAATAGCTTTAGTTTGATAAGTTGCAGCAGCATTAGCAATTTGTAATCTATCCGCAATCAATGTACGAAGTGCAGTATTGGTTGAAGTCAGACCAGTTTTAACATTGCTAATAGCAAGATTGGTATTAGCTAATGCTGCGTTAAATGTACCTACTGATACACCACCACCAGATACAATAGATGCAATATAAGCATTTGTATTTGCTAGAATCTGCTTTACATAAGCATTTGATGCTGCATAAGCTTTTGTTGTAAATTTAGCATCAGCATTAGCAACCTGTAAACGTGCATTAATTAATGTACGAAGCGCGGTATTGGTTGATGTCAGACCAGTCTTGACATTGCTTATTGAAAGATTGGTATTAGCTAAAGCTGCGCGCTCAATTGTCTTTGTTTGAAAAGTTGCAGTAGCATTAGATACTTGCAGTCTATCTCCTATCAGACTGCGCAATGATGCATTGGAACTCAAAAGATTTGTATTTAAATTACTAATACCTCTATTGGTATTGGCTAAAGCAGAATTAAATGTTGCTGTTGTCACCCCACCCTCAGCGGTAGTCGCATCGGCCCAAAATATAGTAGATCCATTAGTTCTTAAAATTTGATTATAAGAACCTTTAGAATTGTTGGCTATAAGACCACTAATCTGTGTATTACCTGATACAGTGAAATTTGTGCTAACTGTAGCTCGACCAGTATGACTTAGCGTACCTGATGTTGTTGGATTATTTTTTGTAGCATACAAGGTAGCAGCATTAGATACTTGCAAACGATCATTAATTAATGTACGAAGTGCAGTATTTGTAGATGTCAGATTATTTTTGACATTTGTAACAGCAAGATTTGTATTAGCCAGAGCAGCACGCTCAATGGCTTTAGTTTGAAAGGTAGAAGTTAGATATGCATTTGATACTAAATTTTCTACCTGGCCAGTTTTTGTAATAACCTTAAGCTGGCCTGTGGTGCTAGATTTTAATGTGGTATTACCTAAGAATATTGTGCTACCACTTAGATATAGATTAGCAAAACGACGACCTGCAGCACCTAAGTTATAGGTGTTGTTTGCCGCAGGAATAATAGCTTGAGTTTGAAGCGTTGTAGATATATTGTTACCAACGGCCGCGCTTTGAACTTGAATGGTAGATGAATTACCTGAAGCAGTAACAGTAGCACCAACAAAATTAATTACTGTGACACTACTACCTACTACAGTACCTTCTTCTTTTACTGTAATAGAACCACCGCCACCAGCAACTGTATTAGCTTGCCATTTACCTAATGTGCTATTCCATACAAGAGCTTGTCCATTTGTAGCAGAATCAACAGAATAGATGTCAACATCATCAAGACGATTTAATTTTGTCTCACCAGATCCACCATGCTTTGCTAATGCAAGACGAGTTGCTTGTGAGCCAATTCTCTGTGAAAGTTCATCAAATTTGCTAGTAAGTTTTTGTTCAACTGAGGACACGTCACCCGCAGGTCCCTGAGGACCTATAGGCCCTACTGGACCACGATCACCCTTTTCACCTCTAGGCCCTTGAGTCCCAATTTCACCGCGGGCGCCCTTTTCGCCCTTTTCGCCTTGAGGACCTTTAGGACCAGGAATACCTGGAGGGCCACGATCACCCTTAGGACCCGCAGGACCACCAGGACCACCAGCAGGTCCTTGAGGACCCTCAGGACCTTGAGGTATATTACGAATATCCTCAAGCAGCTTAGATTCTACACGGCCGGCTTCATCACGCGCAGCTTTTAAGGCTGCGGCAAGGATCTTTGCTGCTTCTATGGATAGGGTCACCGTCTTGATCCTCTTGTGCTATTTACTAGATCATCTGCTTCGACTATTGACAAGTCGATTGTTGATATATCTATAATCTCACCAGTATCCACAGATTCCATAATACGAGTCATGCTTTGTATAAGCAATTCTTCATCTTTGGTAAGATCATCAGATTTTGATAAATCTGCATCAAATGATTCAGCAAATGATTTAGTTTTAGGTTCTTGTTTAGATTCATCAGGCATCTGTTCAGGTTCAGATTTTTTAGTCTGAATTGCTTGATCCATTTGATCGGCCGAAACTTCTTCCATCTCAGATTCCATTTCTTCGATCTGTTCATCAGTAAATCGAAGAACGTTTTTCTGCACCCATTCTTTTGTATAGAATTGATTAATATAAGGTGATATTGTATTCAGCAGCTGTAGACGAGATGACAATACCTCTTGATCTTTTAGCTCTGAAAAATAATTGTCTTTCTGGAAATCATATTTGATATATGACCGCATCTCACGCCACTCTTCGCGTGACATCACACCTTTAAGCGCAAGCTGAATTTCCATGAGATGATCAAATAGCATTGTAAAACGATGACGGAGACGACCAATGAAACGAGAGAATTTTACTTCATCTCTGGTAATTTCATTTGAGCGTCCTAAGCTAAATTGACCATCTGGCTCAAGACGTGAAATCGGTACTGATAATGATTGATATAATTTCTTTCTGAAATAATCAACATCTGCCATCTCACCAAGATTTTGACCGCCAGGTAATGTAGTAATTTCTGTACCGCGAGCACCTTCACGGCGAGGCAACCAGAAATCTTCAAGCATGGTCATGAATTTGCGGTCATCACGAACCTCACCTGTCGATGCATCATATACCAAACGATTCTTATGACGAATCATCATATCACGCAGATATTGCTCGGCCTTAGGCTTAGGTAAATTACCTACGTCAATATAGAATATGCGACGTTCTGGTGCACGACTTAGACGATAGATTACAACTGCATCTTCTAACATGCGTGTCTGATTTAGAGGTTTGATAGCTTTATGCAGATGTGATAATACCATACGATTGCGATTATCAAGCATACCTGAATTTACATAACAAATTGAATCGGGAGAAATCTTTATACCTTGAGAATATGCTGCACCGGCAAGACCTGCAGGATTATACAAATAATATTCTGAATATGCTGGAACTGTAGGATTCTTATCCTTAGTCGCATCACCATTTTCTTTTTTCTGAGGCACGCGAACTTTACGAATGCGGCGGGGATCAACATAACGCAGCTCTTTAATACCATCGCGAGGATTAGCTACGTCAATCATGATATGATAATAAAGACGACCATCAACATACCAACGACGGAATATCTCATAACAAATATTTGAAAAATCTAATAGCTCAAGAATTTCTTCAAATTCTTCTTCTATACGTTTTTTAATGCGTGTAGGTTGTTTAAGATCATCCATAGAAAGACGAACAACAGAAGCATCTTGATCTGTCACTAATGCTTCATTGACAATATCATCTACAGCAGCTTCAACTTCTGGATTCATAGACATTTCGCGATAGCGAGTAATAAGCTCGGCCTCGCTTTTAGCAGTGCCTTCTAAATCAACGAATGTACCGTAAGCGCCGCCAGGTGCGATTTCAACCGCGCCGTCATCCTTCTGTTCCGGAACGAATGACGGGATCTGTACAGCCTTTTTGGCGTCTTCGTCAGCCTTGCCGATACGGAAGCCAAATAGCTCTATAGCCATGAGAATCCCTCAAAAAAAATAGGTCCGCTATATTTAGCGGACCTATCGGTAGTTCCGCTAGTGGTTTTAGATTAGACCGCTAGCGTGCCAGTTGTACCTGGGTTTACTAGATCCCAGTAATCATATGCAAATTCTACCGGGAATGTTTCAATCTGTTCACCTTGATCCCAAGCCAGATCAATGGCTCCGATTTCTGTCGGAAAGATATTTACAAACCGATATGTACGCAGAGCCTCACCAGTCTTAGCATATTGCGTCACAGTCGCGGTAGTGCGGTATGAAGCAGATGTTGCTAGCTGTGGTGCCCGTAGATTTGATTGATGCGAATTAATCGCATTGCTCCAAATTTCCATTGCAGAGCGTACTTCGAAGTCTTCATCATTCAGGATATCGGCGCGCCAGTTAGCAAATGAGCGAGTGCCAGCAATCTTAATACGACGGCCGTAATAAGCTTGTTCAATCACACCAACCGTGCTTTGCGGAATTTGCGTTGCACGACATGTGAATGAAATTCTAGCTCCTACATTAGGTACACCAGATGGTGTGTCGATGATTACGCTAAAGAGCGAAGGGCGGGCCCCACCTAGTGGGAGGCCAGCCGACGAAAATTCTGAGACATTAAAAGCCATGTCTTATTTCCTCCTACCGCGCCTTAAAACTGACCGACGATTTCGGTGAACTCGACGCCGGTGCGGACCGCGACGAAGTTCAGCTGAATGAAATTAATCGAGCGAGCAGGCTTCACATAGATATCACCAACAAACTCATTACGGTCAATAACCTCAGGAGTATTGTTTGATTCATCACATACAACGCGGAAATCATAGATACCGCGACGGCCTTGCACATCACGCAAGAATGGTTCGACAAGATTACGGAACTGAGCGCGCGTAAATTCATCATTGAACTCAAACAGAGTGAATTTTGCGGCCGTGCTAATTGCCTTCTCAAGAGTGATAAAGAGGCGACGAACATTGATGCGGTCAAAAGCTGAGGGCTTCGCAAGCAATGTCTTATCACCAAAAAGCACCGTACCCTGTCCTGGGAATGTAGTAACAGGGTTGATACCGTTCTTATAAAGCTGATCACGTTGGCTTTTTGTAGGATTGAATGATAGCTTAATTACATTTTTGACTTGACCACGATTAAACCCAGCAGGTGAGAACCATGGATCACGCTCATTATCAGTACGAACCATTAGACCAGCTGTATCACCATTCAGCGGAACATAGCGGTATAGATCATTATATTTGTCATAGATGTATTTGTATCCGCTATCAAGGACAGCATATGAAGATGATGGTAGAAGATTACGGAATGTAATTGAATCATCAGTCTCTTTACCGATATAACTGGAATTATTAACCACATCTGCACGACGCGGAGAAATAACTGCAATACAGTCTTTACGGACTTCTGCTATATTATTAATGATATGTACAGCTTTTGTTTGATTACCTTCACCTGTAAGAATCAATGATACATCAACTTCTTCAGGATTGGCAAATTTATTATAGCCGACAATATAATCAGCAGAGCGTGGTGGAGCTCCATCACGACCTAATACAAATGATGCATTAATTGGACGAGATTGAGTACCAACACCAAAGCTTACACCAGAAGATGCCTTACCTGCATTTGTAATACCTGTAAGTTGTGATGTCCACCAAACATATTGTGATCTTTGATTGACGACTTCTTTGTAATAATTAGTTCCACCATCTTGTGTCAAAGCATCATTTGCTTTCGACACACCAGCAAAACGCTCAATTACGGTATTAGCACGCCCTGACCATAATCCATCTTCATCGGCCACAACAATATGCATCTCATCACCAGAGCCGCCTTGCTTTGACACATATTCAGATGAACCTGGAGCAGCATCAAAATAATTATAAAATTCCCAACGACGATTTACACTTGATTGTGCAGCTACAGTATTACCAACATATCTTGATTGTAGAACTAGACTTGTATTGTTAGCTACTGAAGCTACTTTTACTTCATATCTGTCAGGACCTGCAAGAAGAATGTCACCAACGCGAACTTGATTATTGAATGTTGTTGAACTTCCTGTGACAGTCGTACTATTATTAGTGAAAGCAAGTGAACCTGTCAGTGTGCTTGACCATGCATTAGCTGTAGGACAAACAGAAATACGAAGTGAATTACCAAGTTCACCTGGATATTTTGCAACCCAATTACCAACACCAGAAATACCGCTAGAATAATTTAGAATATAGTCATCATCATTTTTAATGACGGTATTTGTTGTATTGGCTGCATTTGTTATGGCATTACGTGCATTTGTAGTACTGCCAGCTTCATTAATGGCGCGAACTACAAATAGCTGATTTCCGTAACCGAGAAAGCTAGCGGCTGTAAAAAATGAATCAGCTGTGTTAGCATCTGGTCTACCAAATTGCAGTGCAAGATTGTCCTCAGTATCAATCAATACACGTTTTTGAACCGGGCCCCAACGAAAATGTCCAGCGATACCACCGGTCGTCGT